AGCACAAAATAATGACGCGGCTTCTGGACCTGATGGTGGTTGGAATAAAACAATAGCAAACTTAGACAATAACATGGGTTATATGTCTATTGTTTATGTTAAAAGAGTTGGTACAAATACAAGTGGTAATTTTTACCACGGTTGTCTTGGAACTAACACTTTAAACTTAAGTGGAAGTGCAAACACTAATCCTTATTTTACAAGCTTTGGTATAAGTAATCTTCCTCAAGATGTTTGGTGCGTCTCTATAGGTGTAATACAAGCAAATAACGACTCAAATACTACAAACCGGCCAATAGGTGGTGTTTATAGACTAGACACAGGACAGAAAATTACAGCTCTAGGTACAGCCGTTACTTATAAAATGAGAGGGGCTAATAATAGTCAAAGTCATAGAACGTATTTATATTATTCTACTTCTTCAGCTGCAGAGCTTAACTGGAGTAATCCTGGCTTTTATGCTATGGACGGTTCAGAGCCTACACTTTCTGAAATTGTAGAAGGTGAAAATACATCTGGTGATTATCTACCTCTTGCTGGTGGTACATTGACAGGAGATTTAACAATTAGCGAGGCTACTCCAGTACTAATATTAAAAGACACTGGCGGAACTACACCATCAAATACATTAGGTTATGTGGTTATGCAAGAAGCAGACGGAACTGAAGTTGCATTTGTGGGAATGGGTAGTGGTAGTAATAACCAATTATATTTATCTGGTAATGCAGGAACTACTGTTAATATAAGGACTAATGCATCAACAGCTATATTTATAGATACTAGTCAAAACGTAGGAATTGGAGTTACTGCGCCTGCGGCTAAGTTAGAAGTTAGTGGAACTGTAAAAATATCACACGAATCAGGATCTCAAACTTCTCCTACTACTCAGCTTCTTTTTGATAACGATAATATTGATAACGGTGGAGGTTATAACATTGACTTTAAAACAAGTTCCAATGACACTGCCAACAGGTTTATGTCTAGAATACAAGCATTACGAGGTAGTGGTGCGATAAGTAGTTTAGGATTTTTTACAGAAACAGGCTCTGCGTTAAATAGAGCATTATTATTAGACTCATCACAAAATGCAACTTTTTCAGGTTCTATAAACATGAGTGATAGCCAACCAATTAATTATGGTGGTCAAACTATGTTTACTCACACTGGAAGTATTACTAAAATAGGTGATAATACTTCATCAAGCACACTAAGCATAACTGGTGGTAAATTAGGAATAGGAACTACAAATCCCGGTGCTAAATTAGATATACAACCAACAGCCAGTGATAGGAAAGTAATTAAAATAGCTAACGACGTAATGTCTACGTATAATTATACATCTCAAGTAGATGCAGTATTAGCTTGGACTTGCGGATCTTACCACCAAGCAGAAGTTGTAATAACAGCTAATCAAACAAATTCGGGAACTTACAATAATATATATATAAGAGGAATATGGTCAAACAATCATACATCTCATCATTGGGATGAGTTAGAAAGAATTGGGTCTTTAACAGGTAGTACATTTACGATGTCCGTAGGCCAAAACGGATCTACTACAAATTCAGGTAGATTAGAGCTTGACTTTGATTACGTGAACGGATCTTTTTCACAATTAAACGTAAGAGTAACAGACTTTTTTGGTACTCATTCATACACAATAACATAGATAAATGGCAATACTTACTACAACTCAAAGCGGATTAGATTTCGTAGGTGGAACAACTTTTATACAGACTGGAGGTACTAGCTTAATGTCTATAAAAACTGATGGCAACGTGGGAATTGGGACTACTGCTCCTGGTAATTTACTTCATATACACGCTTCAGGTACTAACGCTTCTGCATTAATTATTGAGGATGATCTTAGAAGACTTCAGTTAGGAAGAGATATGATTGAAGCAAGGACTGCAGATGGTTCTAGTGTTAGTAATCTATATATACAGCCAAACGGAAATACAGGAATAGCAATAACCTCTGGCAAAGTGGGAATTGGGACGTCAACTCCTAATGCTACTTTAGAAGTAAATAGTACAGTAGGCAATCAGGCTAAAATAAGAATAGGAAGACAAACAACCGCTACAAATGCTTTAGAATTAGGAACAATCGGAGGTTCTTCTGTTATAAACGCAATAGGTATTGCTTCAACTAATGCTGATTTAATATTTAATAGGTCAACTACTACAACAACTTCTGAATCAATGCGCATTAATGGCGCAGGTAACTTAGGAATTGGGGCAACTGCACCAAATGCTCCGTTGCATATACAAAAAGATTCAAATGCATCTGATGTGATGGTGAATCTAAAAAATACAAAATATGGAAGTACAGATACTTCAGGAGAGACAAAAATACTGTTTGGTTGGCTTAATCACGAAGCAGCTAATATTGCCGCATATAAAGACGGAACAGTAAATAGAACAGGATTTAAATTTGTTGGAGAAGTAGGATATAATACTCCTGTTGAGTTAATGCGTATTACTAGCGCAGGAAATGTGGGAATTGGTAGTGATAATCCAGTAACAACTTATGGTGGTAAAGGCTTAGTCATTGAAAATAACGATGTTGCTGGTATAATGCTTAATGACACAACAGGTGCTAAATTTAATATATCAGCTAGAAGTGGTGATGTTCTTTTATATGCAAATACAAACACTCCAATTAGAATTGCAACTAATAATATTGAAAGGGCTCGTTTTACTAGTGGAGGGAATTTTTTAGTTGGAAAAACTACAGATGATGACAATACAAATGGATTAAGGCTTTCACAAGCTGGAATAATCTCAGCTTCAAGAAATAACAATCTAGCTTTGTTATTAAACAGAACTGGAAGTGATGGGGGAATTGTATTATTTAGAAATGATGGAAGTACTGCTGGTGATATATCTGTGTCAGGCACATCTACCTCTTATAATACATCTTCAGACTACAGACTTAAAGAGAACGTAGTAGAGATGACAGGAGCATTGGACAGAGTTGCTCAATTAAAGCCTAGCAGATTCAACTTCATTGCAGATTCTGATAAGGTCGTAGATGGATTCCTAGCTCACGAAGTTCAAGAAGTAGTACCTGAAGCTATTACAGGTACAAAGGATGCTATGAAAGACGAGGAGTATGAAGTTACTCCAGCGGTTTATGAGGACAAAGTACATCCTGCTATTGAAGAAGTAACAGATGAAGAGGGCAATGTTATTACAGAAGCCAAAGAATCTTGGACAGAGAATGTCTTAGTTACTGAAGCAGTAATGGGAACACGAAGCGTAGAGGACTATCAAGGTATTGACCAGTCTAAACTTGTTCCTTTATTGGTAGGTGCAATACAAGAGCTTAGAGCAGAGATTGAACTTTTGAAAGCGAAATAGTTTATATTTGTTATGAATATTAAATAAAATTATCATGAGCAAAAAAGAGAATAAAATTACTGATGACGAGCTAACAACTCTACAAGAACAGGAAAAAAAGAAAGGAGCAATACTCCATGACTTGGGATTATTAAGCACCCAGTCATTTTCGTTACAGGCTATGTTTAGTCAAGTAATGAAAGAGCAAGAAGCCTTAAAAAGCGAATTGGAGGACAAGTATGGCAAAGTCAATGTTAATTTGACAGATGGAACGTATGAATTAGCAGAGGATGGTGAGTAGGAGAGACTTACTTGCTTGAAAATGTAATTTATTTTTTTTATTAATTATTTAGATACTTATGAAAGCAACCGAAATACTAAAAAGACTTATGACTGAGATGACTTCAGTCGAAGTTAAATTTGAGCGCATGGCTCTTGAGAATGGTACAATCTTCGAAGCTGAAAAGTTTGAAGGTGGTAACGAAATCTTTATTGTAACTGAAGAAGCTCGTATAGCTGTACCAGTTGGAGATTATGCTTTAGAAGATGGCAGAGTTATTGTCGTTTCTGAAGAAGGGATCATTGAGAGAATTGATGAAAAGCGTGAAGAAGAAGTTGAAGTCAAAGTTCCTGTTGAGGAAGTTGAGGTTGAGGCTTCTAATGAGGAAGCTCCTAAAAAGGTTATTGAGTCTCAAACTACTGAAAAGCATTTTTCCGAAAAAGATGAGGAAGATAAAATGGCAGTAGTAGAAGATTGGGAAGGCATGGAAAAGCGTATTCAAAATTTAGAAGATGCTGTTGCTAACCTAAAAAGAGATAAGGTTGAGGCTTCTTCTGAGATAGAGGAATTAAAAGCCAAAAACCAAGAGTTGTCTGCTGAGTCAGCAACTAAGCCAATTAAACATAACCCTGAAAATGCTCAGAAAAATGAAGTGCGTGATACTCATAGAGGCCCACTTACATCATTTGAAAGAGTTCTTAATAATTTAAACAAATAATTTAACAAAATGGCCACAACGACCACTATTACAACGAGTTACGTAGGCGATTTCGCTTCTAAATATATAAGCGCAAGTCTTCTTTCTAGCCAAACTCTTTCAAAAAACTTGATTGAGATTCTTCCAAATGTCAATTTTAAGACTACTTTACAAACTGTTAATTTAGATGACATTGTTAAAGATGCAACTTGCGACTTTACTCCTACATCTACTTTAACTCTTACAGATAGAGTTCTTGAGGTTGAGCCTTTTCAGGTTAATATGCAGCTTTGCAAAAAAGACTTCTATGCAACTTGGATGGGTGGTCAAATGGGTTCTTCTGCTTATGATGGATTACCTGCTAGTTTTGCTGATTACTTGATTGCTTACGCAGGAGGAAAGACTGCACAACGTATTGAGCAGAACATTTGGAATGGTAACGCTGCTACAAGCGGACAGTTCGCAGGACTTGTTCCTTTAATGACTGCTGATGGAACAGTAAATGATGTTGCTGCTGTAGCTGGTGGTGTTAATGCTGCTAATGTAATTGCAGAGATGGGTAAAGTAGTTGATGCTACTCCTGCTGCTTTATATGGTAAAGAAGATTTGATTCTATATGTTTCACAAAATGTTGCTAAGGCTTATGTAAGAGCTTTAGGCGGATTTGCTGCAACTGGATCAAACGGATATCTTGCACAAGGAACAATGTGGTCAGGTAGCGATCAATCTTTGTCTTTTGATGGTATTCGTGTTGAGATGGTAAATGGTTTACCTGCAAATCACATGGTAATGGCTGAAAAAAGCAATCTTTTCTTTGGAACAGGTTTACAGTCAGACCAAAATGAGGTTCGTGTTCTTGACATGGCTGACCTTGATGGATCAGATAACATTAGAGTAATTCTAAGGTTCTTCGCTGGTGTGAACTTTGGAATAGGGGCAGATACAGTTTTGTATTCGTAATTTGCTGATATTCAGTAATTTACTCTGTTAAAAAGAAATAATAACATAAAAGGGGGGATGTGGGTTTGTTCCCTATCCCCTTTTTTTATTGAAATAATTAAAAACAAAAAAAAACGAACAGATGGCGTGTAATTTATCAGCAGGCAGAGCTTTACCATGTAAAGATGTAGTAGGTGGAATCAAGGCTGTCTATTTCGCAAATTTTGGAACTTTTGGAAATTTTACAGTAGACAGCGAAAATGTCATTACTGATTTTGATGCGGCATCTGCTGTTCCTATTTACAAATATGATCTTAAAGGAGAAAACTCATTTGAGCAAACAGTAAATTCTTCTAGAGCTACAGGGACTACCTTCTATGAGCAAACTCTTACTATTACTTTGACTCAGTTAACAAAAGAAGATAACGAGCAATTAAAATTATTGGCTTACGGAAGACCACAGGTAACAGTTGTCGATTACAATGGCAATGCTTTCATGATGGGCAAAAAGTATGGCGCAGATGCAAGTGGAGGAACAATAGGAACTGGAACAGCTATGGGTGACCTAAGTGGGTACACAATGACATTAGTTGCTCAAGAAAATCTACCAGCAAATTTCATTAAAGCGACTCCAGCTTCAACAGCTACAAATCCTTTTGCTAATATGTCTTCAGGAACTGTTTCAATTAATCCTTAAATAAAATATAAAAAATGGCGTGTTTAGTATCAGCAGGAAGGGCCTTACCATGTAAGGATGTAGTAGGAGGCATAACAGCAGTCTACTTTGTAAATTTTGACTCTTTAGGAGCAATAACTGTAAGCGCAACAACAGACGAAGTTACAGATGTAGCATTGTCTCCTAGTGTTTACAAATATGATTTAAAAGGTGATTCAAGTTTTGAGCAAACAGTAAACTCATCAAGAGCTACTGGAACTACTTTTTATGAGCAGACTCTTACTTTAACTTTAACAAAGTTGAGTGCTGTAGACAATAAGCAACTAAAATTGTTAGCTTATGGCAGACCTCAAGTAGTAGTTGTTGATTACAACGGAAATGCTTTTATGATGGGATTAGAAAATGGAGCTGATGCTTCTGCTGGAACAATCTCAACAGGAACTGCAATGGGAGATTTAAGCGGTTATACTATGACTTTAGTAGCAAATGAAAAATTGCCAGCTAATTTTATGAGTGGAGCAACTGACGCTGATCCTTTTGCTGGAATGAGTACAGGAAACCCAACAATTGTTGTTGGTACAAACTCATAATATTTAAAACTTATTGTGTTGGTTTTAGATTAGAGGCTTTATGCCTCTTTTCTTTTGCAATAAACTTTAGGTTTTTAGTTACTTAATTACGATGCACATATTACAAGTGTCAACAGGCAATCAAAATATTATTATCATACCTCGTTCTTTTCCAAATGCGGTAACTGTTCAATTGATTGATGAGTCTACAAATACAACAGCAACTCCAACAGTTTCTGTAGCTTCTGCAAATGGTTTTATGACTATGACAGGAGTCTTTACAGTTGTTGATGCGAGATTTTACGGATTAAAGATTTTTGATGGCAACAACTTAATTTATCGTGATAGAGTTTTTGTAACTTCACAAACGAATTTTCCAAAGTATACTGTTAACGAAGGTGTGTACAAGCAGGAGACTTCAAACACTAACGAATTTATAATAGTACCATGAGCGATATTAAAATAGTTAATCTATCAGGTTACACAACACCAATAGTAAAAGAGCAGAGAGGTGAAGATTGGATAGCCTATGGCGAAGACAATTTTTACTTTAATTATTTGATAGATCGTTACAATGGATCAGCGACTAACAATGCTATCATTAATGGAATGTCAGAACTTATTTATGGAAAAGGAATTGATGCTTCTGATAGCAGTAAAAGACCTGAACAATACGCTCAAATGAAATCTTTATTTCAGCCAAAAACAATGAGAAGGGTTTGTTCTGATTTTAAGATGATGGGCCAAGCTGCATTTCAAGTGATTTATTCAAAGGATCATTCAAGGATTACAGAGGTGCATCATATACCTATAGAAAGTTTAAGAGCTGAAAAATGCAATGAAGAGGGTGATATTGAAGCATACTATTACGCTAAAGACTGGAAAGAAGTAGCAAGAAAAAAAGAAACGCCAATGAGAATCCCTGCATTTGGATTTTCTAAGGATGGTATTGAAATTTTATACATTAGGCCGTATCGTGCTGGTTTTCACTACTATAGCCCAGTAGATTATCAGGGAGCATTGCCATTTGCATCTGTAGAAGAAGAGATTGCAAACTATTATATCAACGTAGTTCAGAACAACTTTAGTCCTTCTATGCTCATCAATTTCAATAATGGAGTTCCTGATGAGAATGCAAGGTATGAAATAGAGCAGCGCATAGCACAAAAGTTTGCAGGAAGCTCTAATGCTGGTAGATTTATTCTAGCTTTCAACGATTCAAAGGATATGGCCGCTGATGTTCAGCCTGTTAGCTTATCTGATGCAGCAGACCAGTATCAATTTTTGTCAGATGAAGCATCTAAAAAGTTAATGGTAGGTCATAGGGTTACATCTCCTATGCTTTTAGGTATAAAAGATTCTACAGGACTAGGTAACAACGCAGAAGAGTTAAAAACCGCAAGTGAGCTTTTTGAGAATACTGTCATTGCTCCTATGCAAGAGACAATACTTGATGCTTGTGATGAGATACTTGCTTACAATGAAATTGCTTTAAACCTTTATTTTATTACTTTACAGCCACTCTCTTTCCAAGAGAATGTAGTTATTGACCAAGAGACAAGAGAACAAGAGACAGGCGTTAAATTAAGCTCTGTGGATTTAAAAAAACCTTGTGAAGCTGGTTATGAGCAGTATGGTATGAAAACCAAGAATGGTAAAAAAGTTCCTAATTGCATTCCTATCAACAACAGCGAAGATGTCAAGCTAAAAGAGATTGATGGTCAAAAGGTTTACAACACAAAAGAAGAAGCTGAAGCTGCTGCATCTGCTAAAGGATGTGAAGGTTCTCACGAGCATGAGCAGGATGGTGTTATTTTCTATATGCCTTGCTATAGTCACGATGATATTAAATCATTAGATGATGATGAGTATGAAAAAATTTATGAGTCTTTAAATGAGTTTGGTGAGGATATAGATTTAAACGAGTGGGAGCTTGTTGAAGAATCTCCTGTTGACTATGAACAAGAAGCTGCGATTGACAAGATGTACAATTTCGCATCTACTGGCACAGCACGACCAAATGCTAAGAGTGTTCAAGATGGAGTAACTCCTGATGGCAGACCATACAAAGTGAGATATCAATATACTGGAGGACTTCAAGAAAACACAAGAGATTTCTGTCGTATGATGGTTAATGCTAAAAAGATATATCGCAAGGAAGATATTGTCTCAATGAATAGTGTCAATTTAAACTATGGTTGGGCAGAAAAGGGCAAGCAGTCACAAGGCTACTCAATATGGTTCTACAAAGGTGGAGGTGCTTGTCATCATTTTTGGATGCGACAAGTTTATATGGGTAAAGAGGGAGCGAATAACGTAGATGCCAAAAGCCCAAAAGCAGAAGTAGGAGTAAATAAGGCAAAAAGAGAGGGAGCTAAAATTGTTACCAATGATCCTAAAGTAGCAAAAAGACCAATCGATATGCCAAATGAAGGATTTGTAAACCCAAGATAAACTATGGCAACAGCATTATTTATATCAAGAGAAGATTTAGTACGAAACACGCTGATTTCAGGCAGTTTAGACGTTGACAAGTTCATACAGTTTATAAACATCGCTCAAGTCATTCACGTTCAGAATTTTACAGGAACAAAGTTGTATGATGCAATCAGTAATATGATTATCAATAACACACTTACTGTGGCTGACAACCCTAATTATTTAAAATTAGT